AATCCTGTACTGTTTCAACATCCCTTGCAGCTAAACGGGTTGACTTCTCCCACTTATCCGATATGTAATACTCCGAGCAATCGTTGTTAGTGCGAACCTTTGCAAAAGGGATATGGGTAATGTATTTTAATCTGCCTACACGGTCAAATATAAATTTCCAATAAAACCCACCAAACACCTCTAAGTCCATTACCGACTTATACTGTACATCTTCTGCCGTTTCGTATGGGTTAACCAAATCTAAATAGGCATTAACACTATCAGCGTTAACACTATCTTTTTTAGCATCTATACCTTTGCCTGTTATGTATTGTACCTTGCCAGTTATAATAGCGTTATGCTTTGCCGAACCATTAAGCAAGGCAACAAGGTAATCGGGATAGGTGTTACCCTCTCCAAACAATACCCAAGGCTTTGTGCTATCATGGTTTTTTACCTCCTTAAATACAGGAGGCGCACTATTTATCAGCTTTACTACTATTAAGTTTTCCTTTTCAGGTTTTTTAATTTCCTCCATAAACTGCAGTTGTTACTGTTCTTGTGTATTGTGTGTCGGTGGTTGCCGTTCCTATTACTTTTACCATCCCGCTTTCAACTATTGTCTTTCCTGTTGGGCTTAGGTTGGTAGCACTTGCTTGTTCGTATACATTGTAAGTCCACTCGCCTGTTGTTGCCAATGTTACTTGCCCGGCTATCGGGTTAGGTGCTGCCGTTTCTGTTATCGTAAACTGATTAAACCTGTCTAAGTATTGGCTTAGGTCTACAGGCTGTATGCAGTACTTCTTTTCTCCGCTTGCTTTGCTTATCCATTCCCATAAGTAGTAAGCGTTGGCAATAGTTGTCTTCTCTTTTAGAGTTACCGTAACTATGTTGCTTTGCCCTTTATTAATAACTACCATACTTATAATACCAAAAAATTTAATTTTGTGCCAAAAAAAAGCCCCGCACATTGGCGAGGCTCTTCTTAACCGCTACAAACACTTATGAAATCAAACTGCTTTCTGAACCGGTGTACTCAAACCAATCGTTAGGCTCGTTACCGTCAAACACTACGGTGTAACCGTTAAGGTCTCCCATTGCTGTTCCTGTAACTGCTGTTGAGGTTGTAACCATTAGACCTTTTTGTTTGCCGCAAATCCATAGTTTACCGTTGTTATCTTTTACGATAATAACTAACCTGTTTTTTGCTAAGGCAACAATTTTGTCACGGGTTTGGTAGGTTAACTTTTGGAAGATAGCCGACACTTGTTGTGCAAAGAAAACCGTTCCGTTAGGGCGGCTGCCTGTTAGCACACTTTGAGCCATTGAGTTTTCCTCCTCAAGTTCATATTTGTAGAACACGCCCGACTTAGTAATAGCCGATACCGTTCCACTTGCTTCTGTATAGCTTGTAACATTAGCGGTAGTGTTAATGTAGAGGGTTTGTATACCCCCTACACTATCACGACAATCTAATGCAAAGCCTTGGGTTATAGCGCAAGGCATAGGTTAAGAGTTTGTATATTCAACAATACGATTACCAAAGTAGTACTGAACACCAATTTTGGTTTCAGCTACGAAACGTACTTGGCGAGCCTCACGAGCATAGAACAATTCAAATTGCTCTTCTTCGTTAAGTAAGTCAGTGCCGATAACAAAGTTACCGTTTTCACCAAACTCACCTGCTATAATACGATTTGTTCCGTTTAAGCCAGGTACGCCTACTAAGGTGTACATAGAGTTTTCAACTTTCATCTCGTAACCTACTGCATCACCGAAGTAATGGTAAAGGTTGTCAGCTGCCAGTTTGTTTTGGTATATTTCAAAAGTATCGTAACCACACATAAACTTAACGTTCTCACGACCTTTTACATCAAGGGGTATAAGCGTAATGATGTTTTGTAAGATTGTACGAATGTTAGTAGTGTTGATAGTTGATGGGGTTGCAGATACTACTGATGTGTCAGCATCAATAAGTTTAAGCAAACCATCAAACCTTGAAAGGTAAGGGTAGTTAGCTGCGTTTAAACTTGTATCACCTTGCCATAAAGCAATCTCTTTACGTTTAGCAAAGTTCTGCATAGTGTCATCAACGATGAACTTCTCAAAATCATCTAAGCCCATTGGTGAGCCTGGCTTCAAACCTTTTTGTGTCCATTTAGCCTCAAGGTCTTTAGGACACCACTCAATGTAAACACCAATTTTACCAACTGTTAGTGTACGTTGGGTAAATACGGTATCACCCGATGCGGTAAAACCACACGCTTGAGTTTGCCAAAAGCCCTCTGTTGCTATTTTGTTTAATTTTTCAGCAGACTTTATGCCTACTTGTGAGGCTAATAAGCCTGCTGTTTTACCTTCAAATACTAAAGCGTATTTAAGGGTGTCCATTTCCTCTTTGGTATAATTACCGAGGGCTGATACGTCAAATGCCATTGTCTTTTATTTTTAGTTTTTTATAAGTTACTTTTTGTTTGCTGCAAACTTTTGTGCTGCTGCCGCCATACGCTCTATGGCAGTTGCTTTCTCGCTCTGTATTTGTTTGCTGAATGATGTTTTGGTTGGTTTGTCAGCCGGTGCCGATGGGTCTTCAGCTAACTTTTCAATAACAGCAAACATATCTTTGATAAGTGCTGATTGTGCTGCTAACTCTGTTTTAAGGTCTTTAACCTCATTTTTGTTAATGTTAGCTAAGGCTGTTTGAATGGCAGCTTCTACGTCTTCCATTTTAACGGGTTGGCTTGCTTCAACCTCAACTTCAACTACAGGCTCGCTTTCTGGTACTTTGATGTCGGTAACAAAACCACCCTCGGTAGTTACTAATGTACCGTCTTCTAATTCGTGGGTTGCATTTTCAGCAGGCTGTATACCACCGCCCGCATCAATAACATTTAGCTTAGTGCCAACGTTAAGTTCGCCCTCGTATTGCACGATAGTTCCGTCTTTAAGTTTATCTTCAATAAACTTATGTTCAGCGTTTAGCTTTAATTTAATGCGTGAAATCACGTCTTTGATGTCTTGTGTTAAACTCATTGCTTTTTTATTATTAAAACCATTAAAATTAAATGTGTGCCATTAGGTACTCCAAGTCAGCTAAAGCATCGTGTATCTCTGCTAACTCCTCTTGTGGTACGTCTTCTACTTTAACGTGGTTAAATATCCCCTCAACGCTAAAGCCTTTCATCTCTCCCGATTTGATTTTCTCCCACACCATATCGTTGTTGACTTTAAAAGAACCTACCCAACTACCCTCTGGTAAGTCTTGGAATTGTATTCCCCTGGTCTTGTCAATAATCATACTTTCGTACATAACAACACCGTCTATCAACTCACCATTGTGTTGAAGATTAACCTTAGACTGATAGCCCATTTCAAAATAACGCTGCGCTATAGCCTCTATGGTTTGTGCATCAAACTGAACGTAGAACTCACGCCCTCCTATGTTTCGGTATATAGGCATATCGGCAACCATTAAAGCCCCGGTTACTATTCGCCTGTCTCCATTCTCGCTAAAGGCAAACTCATAATGTCTAGAGTACGCCATAAAAGAGCGTTCTATTGCGGGATGGTCAACTATTGCCACCGCATCAACGCCAGTAGTAAAATCAAAGTCATCTATGTGAACTTTGTATAGTGGTAATTCCATAATATTAAAACTGTTTTTTTGTTTATAGTGCCATTAGATAGTTATAAGGGCTTTCTTTTTGTTTTGCTGAACGCCCATTTGACTGTTGGTAATATCGCTTTCCACAACGTACACTTTAAAGTTTTCGCCCTCTTGTATTAACCCGCTTGTGTTAGATGGGGGTTGTATGCTTGGGGGTGTTATGCCTCCCGCTGTTGGTAGAGATAGGCTGCCACCACCGCCACCTACTTGGTTTATTGCAGGTTCTTGTAATGCTTTTTTTGCCGATGCCATTGCGGCTAATACAGATGCTATGCCGCTTGTTATATAAGCCACTTGTAAAAATGGTGCTGCTGGACCTCCAGCTGCTGCCGCTTGGGTTGCCCCTGCAATTGTAGATGCAATAGAACGTGCCGTGTCAATAGCTATTTGCGCTATAGCTAATGTTTTTTGAAAGGCTGTGTTTTTCTTTCCGTTTCCTGACAGTAATTCACCTAAAGCGGTTAGCCCGTTTAGTGTGTTTTGGGCTATCATAAACTTAGCATCTTGTATATCTTTAGCATCTTGTATCTGTTGCTTTTTAGATATGTCGCTAACATCAGCCGCTTCTTGTGCTGCTAACCTCTGTTGTTCAATTAGCTTTTGATTAAATTCTTTATTTTCATCAAGTTCTTTTTTCCTTAGTTCGGCATTTTTTAGTCCTTTTTCATTTTCAATTTTATCTAACTCTTGCACTAATTTTAATCTACTTTCAATTGAAGATTTATCTTCGGCATCTTTTTCTTTAGCGTTTTTTCTTCTTTCTTCTAAGTCTTTTTTTGCTCTTTCTATTCCCTTATCAATATAGTATTGGTCTATCTCATCTTGTTTGTCTAATGATAATTTACGTTGCTCACGAACAAACTTTTCAAAATTAGATTGGTCTTCTTGATTT